GGGCCTGACTATTTCAACTGATGTTTAATTAGTTGCTTATTAACTTCTGCTATTTAATCATCATTTAAAGGAGCTTACAAATGGGTATTATTACTACTAGTAATTTTGCAAAAGATCTGGTGCCTGGGGTCAAGACTTGGTTCGGTCAGAAATATAAAGAGTATCCGATTGAGTATTTGGACATTTTTGAAAAGGGTAACTCTACAAAGGCTTTCGAAGAGGAAGCTGGTGTAACTGGTTTCGGTCTTGCTGCGGTGAAGACTGAAGGTGCAGGGATTGCGTATGATGAGCAGGAGCAGGGCTTTGTTAGTCGCTATACTCATGTAACGTACGGCCTCGGGTTTATTATTACTCGGGAAATGTATGAAGATGGTATAGCTGTTACGGTTGCTCTGCGTCGTGCAAATGCTCTGGCCTTCTCCATTCGACAGACCAAAGAGATCATTGGAGCAAACATACTCAATCGGGCGTTTACTGCTGCTTATACTATGGGGACTAATTCTGATGGTAAGGAGCTTTGTGCTACTGATCATCCAAATAAGTCCGGTGGTACGTGGCGGAATGAACTTGCGACTGCTGCAGATCTTAGTGAGGCTGCTCTCGAGCAGGCATGTATTGACATTGCTGCATTCACTACTGATCGTGGGCTCAAGATCTGCCGGACTGTCCAAAAGTTGATCATCCCCACGGCTCTTGAGTTTGACGCTATGCGGATTCTCGAATCTATTGGACAGTCCGGCAGCGCAAATAATGATATCAATGCAATTCGGGCATCGAAGAAGTTTCCGCAGGGCATTGCTGTGAATCATTACCTGACTGATAGTGATGCATGGTTTATTAAGACCAACTGTCCTGATGGCCTGAAGTATATGGAAAGGCGGCCGGATGCGTTTGGAACTGAGAATGACTTTGATACGGAGAATGCAAAGTTCAAAGCGACTTTCCGTGGTTCGTTTGGTTGGTCTGATCCGCGAGGTATTTTTGGATCACCTGGTGCTGCATGATAACTTGGTGTTCATAAGTGAACGGTCAAGACTAAATTTTAATACTGGCGTTGGAAGGCCCCAATCTTCCAACGCTACTCTAAGGAAAGGGTGGTAAAATGGGAAAATATTCTTTTGGTAAAACTGGTCCGACTTTTGAAGGTAATGCAATCTTTCCTGCTTTCGCATCAGTAACTACTACTGCTACACCTGCATCAGGTTCCTGTGCAGTTCAATTTGCTTTCAAAGATGTTTCTGGTAATGCTCTTACGGCTCCGGTATCTGGATTGCTTTACTTAAGTGAAGTAGCTACTGGACTAACAATTGATTTAGCTGATACGACTTTAGCTGTCTTGACTAATGGTGCACTTAAGAATCTTGGAAGTGCAGGTCCGAGCTTGTTTACGACTACTGCGGCCGGATTATTGGGACTGACTATTACTGCTGTTGCCGATGATTATTGGGTTGTTTTTATTAAGCCTGATGGTTCCTTATTGATATCTAGTGTTTGTACTGTTAGTTAATAGGTGATATTATGGCTGATGCAATAACTTCACAAACAATTTTCGATGGAGCGAAAAAATCTATTTTAAAGTTTACTAATATTTCTGATGGAACAGGTGAGTCTGCTGTTGTAAAAGTTGATGTTAGTACATTGGTAGATGCTCCAACTAAAGTAACTATTAATAAAATTTGGTTTACTACTGATGGTATGGCAGTACGAATGCTTTGGGATGCTACAACAGATGTTCTTGCATATGCTATTGCAGCAAATCAAACAGGCTTTTTGGATTTTTCTGATTTTGGTGGTATTAAAAATAATGCTGGAAGTGGTGTTACTGGAGATTTGTTATTTACTACGGTAGGCCATACTGCTGGAGATTCTTATTCAATAATTCTTGAAGTAAGTAAAATTTAAAAATTCAATTTAGGTGAGATATGGCAACGTATAATAAATTTCAGGATTTTGCAGAGCAGTTGGCAAAGGGGAAGCATGATTTTTCAGCACATGTTTTCAAGATTGCCTTGACTAACGTCGCTCCAGTCAACACTCAAGTATCTTTTGATGCGGTAACTAATCATGCTGCTCCTGCAGCGGCAAATGGTTATACTCCTACAGCTACGACGATTACTACGTCTGAAGCTAGCGGTACGATGACCATCTCTGGAACGCAGGTTGTCTTTACTGCTACATCTGGTGGTATAGGCCCGTTCAGGTATGCGATCCTGTATAATGATACTGCAACCTCTCCAGCTGATGCACTTATTTCTTGGTGGGATTATGGATCGTCTATTACATTAGCTGATACTGAAACCTTCACGGTCAAGTTTAATAATGCCTCTCCTGGCACGATCATGACCATCGCCTAATATGGCATCCTCGACCCGTAATCCTACCGCTTCAGCCAGCATAGTCACTGGCTGGAGCAATGTCTCCAATGTTTATAGCTCTAATGATCTGAGAGCTACAGCATCGCTGACTACTGCCATTATGGCAGCGACTGGATTCGGATTCTCAATTCCTGTTAGTAGTACAATATTAGGTATTGAGATTGTTACTGAGTATCAAGGATCAGGAAATAACACTGCTCGTCGAGAGCTGACTGTTCAACTCACCAAGGATGGTTCAGCAGGCGTCGGCACGGCATCAGCATTCTCTGCAACTGTAGCAAATACTGATCAGACATTCACTGTTGGCGGAGAAGCAGATCTTCTTGGTAACACTCTTACTGCTTCTGAAGTCAATGCTTCGACCTTTGGAGTTCTGCTCAAGCCGTCTAATGTTGGTAGTTATGCTCGTTCAGTAGATCATGTTTATTTAGTAGTATATTACGAATCTCCGGCAATGAATGCTGAGCCTGTGGCTCAAGTTATTTCAGGTGCATTAGGTTCGGTAATTAGATTAGCTAATGTTACTGGTAATCCAGGTGCAATGGCACTTACTGGTGTTGATCCGATACTTAGCAAAGATAGTAACATCTCAGTAGGGACTGAGAGTTATGTTGTAACTGGAGTTGATGTTTCATTCGAATTAGGAGTTGCAGAAGCTGGAGATAATGTTCTTACTGATTCTACAGGGGAGGATATTACTGATAGTACTGGTGATCAAATCCTTACTGGTGGGCCATATGATTTAGTTGCTGCTTTAGGTTCTATAGAAATAACTGGACTTGCTGTAGAGTTTGAGAGATTTAAAGAAATCTCTGCTGATCCTGGTGAGATTCTTGTTGTAGGAATAAGTGCTGAATTAACATATGTATCTTCAGTAATTACTGATAGTGTTCTGTATGATTCAGATGGCAATGCTATTCTGGATAGTGATGGAGATTGGATACTAACAGATGGTCCGTACATATTACCTGTAATGGTATTTAGTGTAGTAATTACAGGATTAGAAGTATCGTTTGAAGTAGTATCAGGATTTAATTTAGAATCTGGAGAGCTCTTAATTGGAGATTTTCCTGCAAGTATTTTTGCAGAGAGAAATCTATCAACTGCTCCTGGAGCAAATAATCTTTCTGGATCTGCAGCAACAATTACTAGTGTTCGTAAAGGAGAATTTGATACTGGTGTAATTACATTTACAGGAATATATGCAGAATTTTCTATATTTGCTGGACAAATTTCTTACCCTGGTGAAATTCTAGTTACAGGCTTTTCTCAGTTTGATAATATTCTTCGGGATGATTTAGGAGATCCAATATTAGATTCTTTAGGGAATTTAATATTCACAGATGCTCTTGTATATGCATTACCTGGATCAATAGATATTACTGGTACAGATAGTACAAGTGTAATTGTAAGGCAGATTGTAGCCTTACCAGGAATTGTTGCAATTACTGGATTATCAGTAGATTTTGTTAAGACTTTTACATCTACTGCTGATGTAGGTTCAACACAGATTTCAGGAAGGACTGCTACTACAGTAGTAGATCGGACACTCTATACAGAGTCTACTGCATATAGTTTTTCTGGAGTTAATGCCACTTTAAGCAGGCAGGTAAATGATCTTAACGCAGTTTCTGAAACAGTAGTCATTACTGGGCAAGAAGCCACCGCTAGGACAACTTATGTTATAGCAGCTTTATATGGTCCATATGACATTACAGGCTATGTAACTGAGTTTGACTTAACTGCTGCAGAACAAATTCTTCAAGCCAATTCAGATAATACAGTAATAAATGGCTTAGATATAGTCTTTAGTAGATCTTGGGAATTATCTTCCGGTACATTAAGTGTTTCTGGTCAGGATGCATCTCTGACTATAGATAAGATTCTTACTACTACGGCTGGAGAGATTACTACCAGTGGTGTAAGTGTAACTGAGACTTTATCTAGAAGTTTTCCTATAGATTCTGGAGTAGTACAAGTTTCAGGGTCTACTTCTGCTATAACTACTACAAGAACAGTTCTATTAAATAGCGGAACATTATCTACATCAGGAAGTATTTCTAATATAGCTGCAACTAGAGTGCTTATATTAGGTCCAGCTGCTACTAGTCTAGTAGGATATATTGCTTCAACTAATGTTGGACGAGTACTTGATGCAGCATACGGAACAGTTATACTTAGTGGTTATGCTGTTACAATTGTAACATCTCATGTTATAGAAGCTTTATCAGAAAGCTATATAATTGAAGGCTATGCAGTTGATTTTGATCTAATTACTGCTGAGAAAATTGTATATGCTAATCCTGGTATCATATTTATATCAGGAGAATTGATTGGAGTTGATCTGTCTGTTTTTGCTGGTTCTGAAAGTTTCAGTATTTCAGGACAGATTGCAACTTTAGCCTCAGGTTTATCATTAATTGCTGAAGCTGGAGAAGTAGTAACTAGTGGTGAAAATACAACTTTAACAATAACTAGATCTTTACATAGTGATAATGGCTCTATAGCAATAACTGGAATACCTGCTTCTGTAATTGTAGCTAGAGCTGTTGAAGCTGCTTATAAGGCTGTAGGAATTACTGGAGTTGATGGTTCATTAGTTGTTGGAACATTTACTGATTTTAGTGCAGATTCAGGAAATTATACTTCTGCTGGTGTTGAAGCTTTTTCCATACTTATCAGAGCATTAATGGCAGGAGATGGCTCATATACTACCAGTGGTTATGTTGCATATAACGGCTCTGCAAGTCTAATTCCAGCTGTAAATCAAAGATACTTAGTGGATTCATCTTCTGTACGTCTTATTGATGCAATTGATTCTCATAGAGAAATTATGGATGTAACACCTATTAGGATTTTGGAACTCTTATGATAGCTATAACTGTATATCTTGATAGAAACGATCCTAAGGATATTGTTATAATGGGGCCTAATGGTTTTATAGATTTGACCAATATAACTCAGGTAGACTTAGTTCGTGAAGGTTGTGGGCTTACAATATCTTCAGCAGTTCCTGCTCAAGCATCAATGTTTGATTGGAGTATTGGTAGTGGAATTCTTCGACTTAATTTAGGCACTCTTGATATAGATCCTGGAATTTATACTTTTTATGTTATTTTATATGATGCTGGTTGGCCTTTAGGAATACCTTGGAATAAGATTACTATTTCTTTTTTAGATATTTGTCCTACAACTTAATTTCTATATTACATTTTGTAATAAAACAACAATTAGAAAATTGGTGGTGGAATGAGAAAACTCTTAGTGATAAGTTTGTTGTTGTCCTTGACAGCTTGTGCTGGAAATCAAAATAAAATGACGGATATGCCTCTCAAAGCTCCACAGTCCAGTTATGCTACGAAGACTACACCTGTTGCTGGTGACAAGGTTCTTATCGTAGACTCGGAATCGGCACCTCAGTGGCAGACGAAGAATGTTCTATTCTCTGCATTCGGCAGTGGCACACCAGGAGGATCGGATACTTATGTCCAGTTTAATGACGGCGGAGTTTTCGGCGGCGATGCCGGGCTGACCTATAACAAGACCACCGATACCCTCAGCGTGACCAAACTCGCTACCTTGGCGGCTGATGGGTACAGGACATCCGATCTGCCAAACAATACAGCCATTTCCCCACAAGGTGGCGGAATTGAAGAGATTTATAATGAGGCAGGGGCGGTCAAACTCGTTGAGGGAGATATTGAGTTCCACGTTTTGGGGGTCCATAAAACAGCGACAACGAGCACAGCAACAAGTTATACCATCGGTACCGACTCACCGGATGAGGCTTACGGTGGCACAGTATATGTAACTGCAACTTCAACCATTACAGCCCCTGCCGTCTTGTCGGGAATGAATTTTACGGTTGTCACCATCGGAAATATCGTCGTCAGCCTGGACGTAAATGCAGCCGATAAAATGATTTTGGATGGGGTTACGCTGGACGATGGAGATAAGGCAACCAATACCAGTGCGGCAGGAGACACGATCACCTGCCAATACTACTCGGCGGATGGGTATTATTGCTGGTCTGGGACGGTACTCGGAACGCATTGGACGGACACAGGAAACTGATATGAAAAAACTCATACTGGTATTGATTTTATTGCTGATTCCGGGGCTGTCATTTGCCGGCAGTCAGCAGATCATGAGTGTCATAGGAATGGCGAAGGGGCAAGGAGGCGGCGGCGCATCCTGCATGTCCGGCACCTATCTTTTTGCGTGGGACGGTAGTCACACATCAGGCACTGATTATGGCTGCAATGGTAGCGGGACTGAAGTAGATGGCACGGTAGTGGGGGCGCTCGACATTGGAACCGATTATGGTGAGGGATCTCCCGATATCGGCATCAAGGGAGACGCAGTAAACGAGTACATCACATGGCCGAATAGTGGCGGGGTGCCTCTTGATATCAATGGAGTACAGACGGTTTGGGTGAGGGTGTATGTAAACGCTACTCCACTAGGCAACACTATCCTTTTCGCGGCCAATTATGACGCGACAAATTATCTGAAAATAGCCGTAAATAGTACGAGAAACATCGTCGGATATCATCGGATTGGCGCAGCATCTATGTCAGCATATGGGGATGTTGCCATAACAGCCGGGACATGGATTGATATTGCCTACACGTGGGATAGACCGAACCGGGACCACTCCGTGAACTCTGACGGGACGTGGGATGATGATTATGACGAATTATCAGCGACCGACGGACCCTCGTTGACATCGGTCTCTGTTGGCCCTCGGGGAGAGTTTTCGATGACTGCCGGTGACTATGTGCAGGTGACCAAATTTGCAATACTGAATGGTTGGCAGGCGGCAAAGCCGTGGTGATAAAAATGAGAAAAATACAATTATTTACTACATTGCTCCTTCTAACATTGTACTCTTCAGCCTTTGGCCTAGGAGGGGATGGCTCTACTTGCGATCCTTCGACTGTGAACTGGGGGAGTTGCACGCTCCAGGAGGTCCCGTTTGCTGCCGATGTCATATACACTGTCAATGTAGATGGGGGGAACTACTCAACCCCATACCAGGCGAACCAGGCGAACACTCGATATATTCTGCAAGGAAATATCACCGCGGATTCAACAGCGATATCTGTGTCCGCAAATTACGTGGTCATCGACCTAAATGGCTACTCAATCACGTATAACAACGTCAATCCAGGCGAAGGAGTGACCTTCGGGGCATGGAATAAACATCATATTTCAATTCGTAACGGGTCAATTATCCAAGGCACAGCCATGTCTGAGGGCAATGAATACGGCAGGGGGAATAACCCTATCGGGACTTACAGCACAGACCTCGCAGGCACTAGATCAGCAGATAATATTCACGTTGCGAACCTATATGTAAAATATGGGGGTAGGGATGTTGGTGGAATTATTTGCTCAGGGAGTTATGGATTGTATGAGCAGAATACAATAGAGGATACCTACGAGTTTGGCACCCTCAAGAATCGGATGCAGGGGTCTGAGGCTCTGACAGGAGCAAAAAGCGCATCAAGCGCTACCGGGTCGGTATACCGAAATAACACTATTGTCAACACCAGACATCGAGGGATTGTTACTGGCAATAACGCCGAGGTGTATGGCAACCATATCACTATCCGGTCAATTGCCACAAATTCGTCTGGCGTGGGGCAATATGAGGGATCGAATATCTCCATACACGATAACACCATAATTGGGCGAGGCGAACACCCTATTGGGGTTGGGACCGGAGGGGGAACTGGCAATCATGACGTGGTAATCTATGAAAATATCATGGATATGCAAATTACAGCACTAGGGGTTGAATACGGAAGCCAATACCTGAACGATCCGAGTGCCACTTATCCAGGCAATTCAGCGACAGGGATACGGCAAACCTGGAATGCCTATGACACTGTAGCTTATAATAATCAAATCACCGTTGTTACCGACAACAGATACACTGGCACATACTCTCCAACAGGGGCAACCGCATACATAGATGGCGGCGGAAAAGGACTGTTTATTGGGGCGTATGTTCAGGGCATGGTCGCCACGTTCTCGAACAATACCATTTCCGTAACTGGCGATGGATCTGATACAATCGGGATAACATGTTCTGCGAATAGTTCTGATTCTCTATTTGTGCTCAACAATACCGTCACATCCAGCGGGTATAATCTGGTATTGGGTGACAGTTATAGCCGGTGTAATGGCTACCCATTATTCAGTGGCAACACGTTTATAAAGAGCGGCTCGGATGTAGATTACCGGACATACGCCAACACCTATAACACGACCGGCAACAACTCCCAGGCCAGGGTAGTCGGCAGTATCTATCAAGGCGGTGCGGCAGCAGACTCTTATTCTTTCCTCCCGGCAAGCAGTGGAATAACGGATGTTTATTTCGGTGCAATCGTGACCGAGGAGTATCGCTACAGCTACCGGCTACACGACAATAACAATACCAGCCAGACATTGCTGACAGAAACGTTTGACCCCACCATAACTTTGGCATACGCCAATCCAGGAAGCACACCTGACCCAGTATGTGATTTTGGTCATCCTGATTTATGTTTGACACAAGAAACTTGTGAGGCAGTGTCGGGGTTGTATTGGTGCGACGGGGCCTGCCAGGTTGGGGAATGTGCTGTAATTGGACCGCAATCTCGCGGCACGGTGCCGCTGGGAAATATGCAGTAATAGGGGAAATGATATGAAAAAAGCATTGATAGCGATTATTGCATTAGGTTTTTTAACAGGGTGCGCGGCACCGATCAAGATCAGCCAAACCGGAACAAGCGGAGGAAAGCCCGAGGCAAGTGTTCCTGGTGGTAATGTGATCAACATCTCCGTCATAGTGACTAAAAAAGAGGATATGGCTGAGGCTGTGGAGGTCTTGGGAGACGCGTTCAACATCCTTCCTGGGTTAGCCGATGAAGCTGCCAGGAAGATACCTGATGTACCGGATGAGGAGGTGGCTGAACCAGAAGGGCCTGATGAGAATACTCTGACTGACGGCCAGGGTGATTTCGAGGAGAGCTAAGATGCCAACCTGTCCGAAATGCAAACATACATGGACCGACACACCACCTCCCGCAGGCCTGAAACCTTTTCCTTATACAGTAAGCTGGGAAAATGATTCAGATCAGGGCAACGGCGCGGCATGTATCCTTTTCAGGACTTTGAAAGATACTGATGTTGTGGCCGTCACAGTCAATAATGAGGTGGCACGGAAGGGGAAATCATATAAGGGTTGCCCGGTGTTTCTCATGTCAAAGTCTGGCCCTCAATATGTCCGACCATTGAAGATGGTTATTAAGATGGCCAGCGGCGCCAACTACTCGTTTATTTCTGGGGCCACTACACCTGGCACACCGGATAAACCTTCCGAGGGCTACACCCACAGCGCGACCTATACCAGTTACGGTGTTCGCAACGGCGGGCGGCAAGCATGGAGGATTCCAAAGAGCGGGAAAGATTTGGGGGCGGGACCGATCAAGTTTACCTTCTCAAGTGGCAAGACTTTCATCATTAAAAACCCATTGAAGAACTGCCGGGATCAAGAAAACTGCAGCCGAAACTCCAAGGCGGCCATGTATGGATTTGTCTATAAGCCGGGCATAGGACCGAACGGCGAAGGCGATAACGACACCGGAACCAGTCATGGGGGTATTTATTTGCATGCTCCTTACAAAGATACCAGCAAAACCGTGACGATGCAATGGTGACCTGCACACACTGCGGGCACAGATACACCGGTCCAAGATGTCCAATATGTAATTATTCAAACGAAGATTGCGACTGAGGTTTATCTTTACTTCCTGGAGGGAGAGATGAGGGTGATTGCAGAAATAAGTTTACATATGATGGATAAGGATGAAAAAGGAATTCATGGAGTTAAAGATCGATACTGTGATATGAGTAATCCATGCTTTTCTTTCGATTACAACGGCCGAGCTGGCGACACGTGCGAGTGGTTCAAAAAACTCCCAACCGGAGTGAAGGTGTGTACAAAATGAACTTTGTCGAGATACCTTGCTGGGGAGCGAAACTTACTGTTCCGGATTTCCTGGAACCTATCTGGCCGCACGATCTGCCACCAGAAGCGTGGCCAACATTCCTCGGCGCTGGCAGTGGCTGGGGAGATAAGATAGTTCCTGACCGTTTTGGGAAAGTTTATCTCAATCCGGCCGGCCTTTGTCATGACGTTGAGTGGGCCTGCTCGACCAAGAACTTGTCTGCTTTCTTAGGAGCTAATGGAAGGTTTTTTCTGAACTGTGTCTCACTCATCCATGCCGCTGACTTGGACGTCTGGCCGAAGATAAAACTTATGCTGACAGTGAGTGGTTTGTATCTGACTGCGGTCAGTACTATTGGAGTGGTATTTTTCTCGTGGTTCTCCACGAATCGTTCCGAGGATATTGATCCGCTGTGGAACCCAGTTGTACAGCACCGACTGGGGCGACTGATCGAGGCTCGAAAAAAGTATTATGAACGACCTGATGAAAGACACATGAACAGCGAGGACGCACTTTACGATAAGGGAGATTTAGATGGTTGAGACGAGCGGTTTCTTGGCTCTTGCCGCTGTAGTCGGAATTTTGGTAGGGTGGGGACTTTCATTAATTAGCTTGGGAAGTAAAATTCAAAGAGAAAAGGAGTCGATAGCCAGGAATAAGGAGCGAGTGGATGAGCAAGATAAAAAAATCTCAGAACTTACTCAGAAGCTCGATGATCTCAACGTAGCACGAGCGTCGATCTCGCAGCTGAATTCGGAAATGGGAGCACATGCTAGCGACATCGCTGAACTCAGGGCGGCAATTAAAGATGTTCTTGATCTCTTCAAACTCGCTGATGGTGAGCCTCGGTTTATTACCAGACCTGCTTGTCTGGGTATGCAGCAGAATTGTCATGAACTCTCCACTGAGCGCGACATTGCCAGTAAAGTGAGATTTGGTAATTTGGAAAAATCAATATCCGACTTGAAGGATGCCCAGGAAAGTAACTTGGCACTACTCATTAATGAAATTCGCAAGGTACAATTATGATACTTAAAGATGGCAAAACAGAAACTAGAGACACACGATGTGGTCTTATTTTTCAGCCAGATCCAACTGCACCGAACCTTCTTTCTATGGCTGCACCAGATGGTGGTATAGACCTTAGTGAACGAGAGCTAATTAGCAAGTATCGAGTTAAGAAGTTTAGTGATCCTGGACTTAATCAACGCAAGTGGAGTGCTTGTGCTGGTTTTGGGTTTGCTGCTTTCCTTGAGCATGAACCGAACATTTGTTCGCTTGGAGATGAGTGGGCTTTGCAGTTTTATTTCAGAGTACAGGACAATGATCAATGGCCTGGATCTGAACGACCTGGATCGAATCCTATTAGCTATGGAACGTCTCTCGCTGCTACTATGCAGACCGCCAAGAAAGAGGGATTGATTGAATCATATTGCAGGGCTAAAACAGTTGATGAAGTTATCCGAGGTATTGCTTATTATGGTAGTGCAGTTCTTGGACTGGCGTGGACAGATGGAATGATGGAGCCACGAGAGGATGGATTGAGTGTTCCGACTGGTGGCGTAGTTGGGGGACATTGCACAGCAGCTACATTTGTTAATTTGCATCAGCGTTTGATTGGCGGACCTAACTCTTGGCCGAATTGGAATCTTAGGCGGAAAGGTTATTGGATTATGAATCTTGATGACTTTGCTGAGGTACTTAAGAATGGAGAATGTGTGTTTGCCAAGAAAGTGTTAGGGATACATATATGAGTAAAGATAATTAAATGAAAATTTCTGATATTTTACAAGTTGTAATTTATCCTGGATTAGCTTTACTTCCAAAGCAAATGACTTCTCCTGCTGCAATAGCTATGTTATTAACAATAGGCTTACAGGAATCTAGATTTATTTATCGTCGGCAAGTTGGTGGTCCAGCAAGAGGTTTTTATCAGTTTGAGAAAATGGGTGGAGTAGCTGGAGTTTTGCAGCATTATCAAACTGGCATGATTATCAAAGGAGTTCTTGATAGGCTTCAATACGATAGGAGTGTTTCTACAAGTTACTTGGCTATCGAACATAATGATGCTTTAGCTACTGCATTTGCTCGTTTATTGTTATGGACATTACCAGACACTCTGCCTCAAAAAGATGACTATGAGAAATCTTGGGCACAATACATCGAAGCCTGGAGACCTGGCAGACCACATAGGCAAACTTGGAATAATTTTTATAGACAAGCATGGGAGATTTTTGAATAATGTCATATAAACCTGGTGATTATTTAGTAATTTGTGATCAATGTGGATTCCAGCGTTATGCATCTGAATGCAGAATGACTTGGGATAAGTTGTTTGTTTGTGCTGATACTTGTTGGGAAGAGAAGCATCCACATTATACTGATCCGAAACCGTTAGGTGAGAAACAAAGTGTTCCAGTGCATAGACCTGAACCTGAAGAAAATTTTATAACTACACCAATAACGCCAGATGATTTATAAGGAAAATTATGGCTACTTTTTCATCACTAATAGATAAAGTAAATATTCTTGTTGATAATCCTGCAATATTTGATTATTTAGGGGGCTTTATTAATAGGGGAGTTTATGAAATTGCTGGTGGATTGCCTTCGTTGCTAGATGGAATTGAGAATCCATTACCAAATTCACTTACTTCACCATTGCCAGAATTGTTTACTATAGGTACTGTAAATACTTCAACTATAGCTGCTTATGTAGCGATGCCTACTAATTTTCATAGAGATTTGCAATTAGCAGTTTCATCTACTGGAAGTGAGATTAATATAGCACATTCATTTATTGAGTTTGCAGAAACTTATCCGTTATTAAATAAGTCTGGTAAGATTTCTGAAATAATTGAACATGGAAGAAAGTTATATTATCAAGGAATTCCTACATCTAGTGCAGCGGTAACATTACATTATTATAGAAAGCCAGTTAATATGGTTAATGATGCTGATACTCCAGATGGAATTCCAGAGCATTTGCAAGAAGCGCTCCTAGTTAATTTTGGTGTGTGGAAAGCATACGAAAGACTTGAAGATGATAAAGATGATGAAATGAAAAATATGCTTAAATATAAAAGATTTTTCCTTGAAGCTATGAGAACATTGGAACTAATGATTCCGTCATATACTCGTGGATTAATGCTCAGGTAAAGGAGATAAAAATGAAACTTGCACTTGGGCCTTTTAAGGGCATGAATAATCGTGCGGAAGATTATTCCTTGCCAGTTAATTCAGACGATTCAAACGCAAGAGTTAGAAATGCTGTAAGTGTTGATTTTACTAATGCAGGTAAAATCAAACTGCGGAATGGAAGCACAAAGAAATGTAGTGGTCTTAATATGAAATATGGTTTTTCTTGTTCACAAGGTCAGTTTGTAGTTGATGGAACGGTACTTAAAAAAGTTAATACTGATTGGACAACAACTGATATTTCAGGTGGAATACTTGGTGATACTTTTGCTCATTATGAACATAACAATGAGTTGTTTTTTAGTGATGGTTTGAGAGGAAAAAAGATTTTAAATGGTACTGCACAGAATTGGGGCATGAGTAATCCACCTGCTCCAGTAGTTTATTCTTCTACTGGAATATTTGGTGCAGGAGTTTATTTATGTTGCCTGACTTTTTATGATGCACTTGGTAATGAATCTGGAGCAAGTGACATTGTTTCAGTTTCAGTGACAGAAAATAGTAGTATTGTTTTCACTAGTCTTCCATCTTCTAGTGATAGTCAGGTTATTGGAATACGATTGTACATGACTACAGCGAATGGTCAAGTCTTTTATCAGTGTGGAGATGTTGCGATTGGAACGCTGAGTTATTCAGTAACACTAGCTTATGATGGTGAAAAGGTTCTTGAAACATTATTCATGACAAAACCACCTGCTGGACAAATTATTCGAGAACATAATGGTAGACTTTTGATTGCAAAAGATAATTTGCTTTATGTAACTGAAGCATATTCAACTGATCTTGTTTCACAATTAAGTAATAGTGTTTTTCAATTCAGCAATGACATAACTGTTGTTGAGCCAGTAGATGATGGTGTTTGGATTGTTGCTGATAAGACTTATTTCTTTGCTGGTAGTGGGCCTGAGAATTTTCGGCAATTAACCAAACTTGAATATGGTGCTGCTCTTGGTACAGGTCAAAAACATGCAAACGGAAATGTATATTGGTTTTCAACGCGAGGTTTAATAATGGCAGGAAATGGAGGAGAAATAAAAAACATGCAAGAGAATCAAGTAGCACCAGATTATAGTGATAAAGGAGCTATGCTGATTAGGGAAGAAAATGGAATAAAACAAGCAATAGCAAGTCTTAAAGATTCATCAATGTCATCTATGGCAGCAAGTAGTTGGATAACTGCAGAACAAATTCGGAGAGCATAATGGAGATACAAAAAATAGGGTTTGTTTATACCATTGAACGCCTTGGACCTGACGGAGATGTTTTGTCGGTGCAGCAAGTTCATAATATAATGCCAACTGTGGAGCTGAATTACATGCTCGCAGCAGCGTTTACTGGAGGATCGCAATATGCAACCTGGTATCTAGGCTTGTATGGCAATAACTACCAACCGATTGCTACAGATACAATGGTTGAGATGATAGCTGCTTGCGGTGAGGTCAAGTCTTATACAGGTACAGCACGACAAGCCATTACGTTTCCAGCTGTTGCCAACGCGACATTGACTACGCTTGCCGATCCAAACATTTTTGAATTTGCTGCTGGAGTAACAGTCAGAGGAGCTTTTATTTCTTCGTCTCCAACATGGGATGGAACTACTGGAGTGTTCTGTTCAGGAGTTCTGTTTCCGTCTCCTGAAATAATCAATTCTAACGGTGGAGCCTTACGTGTCCCTGTTGGCTTCGCACTGGTGGGGTGATATATGAGCTTTTCAAATGCAGCAGAAGATTTGATTGTTACCTTTATGTTTACTACTACGGCAGTTACCAGACCAACGGCATGGTTTGTCTCTTTACATACAGATGATCCAGGAGAGACAGGAGCTAATGAGGTTGTAGTCGGTACTGATGCAGATTATATACGGAAGGCTATTACTTTTGACGATCCAGTTGTAGGGACGGGAATGTGCCTGTCCGATTTGGCGGCCTCTTGGACAGTTGCAGCAGGTTCAGCAGGGTACACAGTTACACACATAGGGATATGGAGCGCGGCAACAGTCGGTACTTTTTACATGGCCGGTCCCCTTCTTCCCAACAGACCCCTTGTCGCTACACAGGTCCACTCCCTTAACATTGGCGAGGTAATCGCCGCAGTCAATTGAGGTCATAATGAAATTATCAACGGCAGCACAGGATCATTTTAATGTTACTGGGGATACTGAAGCATTGATTAATGGTAAAGTCATCAAGATCTATGGATCTACTGTTTCTCTTGCAGAAGCATTGACATTTGTTCCTGCAACAGCAGGAGCTTCTATCGGGTCGGCAACATTGCTCTGTACCGTGTCTCTCAATGGGGCAGGGACAGGGGTTAATCTTGCCACGACTTCTTCAAGTGGAGTTATCGCTAAGGCATCCGCAGAGGTATGGCAGGGTGACTATGTGGCTACCGGATATCCGTCATTCGCGCGGATTGTTGACGCGGCTGACGCCGGCGGGGTTGCTACCACAGAGAAACGCCTTCAGTTGACTGTCGGGACTGTCGGCAAGGAGATGATTATCTCCACCGCACTCAAGACCCTCGGCGACACCCAGCGGATTGACGCTGCTTTCTTTGGAGTTCCTGCGGAGTAAAGGATGATCATTTCTTTATCTAGTTCCAATTTTGCAGCAAGTTGGGATTCTATAGCATGGAATGGAAATGTTTTCTGTCTTGCTTCTAGTTTCGACTTTAGTAACATTTTTTCAATATCATCAGATGGTGCGCAATGGGCAAATGTAACACTGCCCGGGACCTCTAGTTTTACATCTACAGCCTGGAATGGATCAGTCTTTTGTTCAGGTAGTAAAGCAACAATGGTTATGACCTCGCCAGATGGAGAAGCATGGACCCAAAGGGCGTTCCCTGTCGATATAAACTGTTCCGTTGTTCTCTCGGTAGATGGGGTTTTTTATGCAATAGGTGGTGATACAGTTGCAGTGTCTACCATGCTTCGGTCGGTAGATGGAATAACATGGACTCAGCACAGTCTTCCTGCATCAATGTCTTTGTATGGGGCTACTTGGAATGGAAGTATATTCTGTGCGGTTGGAGCTAATAGGATAGCGACATCTTCTAACGGAACAACCTGGAGTTATACTGCTGCTCCTTCTGGACTGACATACAAAAAGATAGTTTGGAATGGTACAATCTTTTGTGCTCTCTCAAACTATCTTAAATCTGGTTACCAGCATAAATGTATAATCTCTACTGATGGTGTTGCGTGGACAGAGGTTGTTCTTCCAACTCCTTCATCTGGGTCATGGGCATCCATCGCGTGGAATGGGACTGTTTTTTGCATTATCGCGTATAACTCAAATTCGTCCGCCACATCATCTGATGGAATAAATTGGACGCTTACGACGCTGCCAATATCTACATCATGGTCTGAAATATTTTGGAATGGTGAGATATTCTTGGCTATTTCCAGAACTGTTTATACGGCCACATCTCCCGATGGAACGTGGCAAGATTATGACCTTGCTCCACCAGTATTTTGGACGAACTTTTCTGGACAGACTGAGATTGCTGAATGATTACCTTCGACGGCGACCGCAGCCTGAAACGCAGATGGTTTGCTAAGAAGAAGCTCGCACAGATTAAGGAGATGGATATTCCTTCTGCTTGTCCGGTATGGGATGGGTTCAGATTTAAGGTATGGCAACTCAGTAAAGACCTAAACGGCGGCAAAGTGACAGCTCCAATGGGCGCGGTTGTAGCCTGCTCGACACAATATGGAATTAAGATTGCAGTAGCAGATTATTGGGCAGGCGGATTCAATCCAGCCCAAGACTTGTATGTGATGTTCAAGGACTTGGGAATTGCCGGGGAGTTTACTACGTTCTTCGATGGGCAGATTCCGATAGAAACAGGGTATTATCCTGTTAAGTTCCTGCCTGCGGTGAACCAGTCTTACTTCGGACTGCTCAACGGAGATACCACCTACTCAGGAACAGTCCTTGTCACTGATTATTCTTGTTCTCCCGTCCTGCTTCCTTTTCACGGGGAAACTTTCAACATCATTGTCTCCGACTCGATGAAGTACGACCTTGCTGATGATGGGACATTCGACTGGTGGAGGCAGGTCTTTGAAAAAACCGCTTCGTTCTATATTTCAAACGGGAGCCAGGCAAGCCGGATAGACTGCGTTGCCAAGCATATTGAATATGCGGATGCTTATACCCCCTGGCGGATCTACCAGAAGACCGGGGATGATAGATATACCACCTTTCACAGTGCATGGATTTATGACTTTGTTGGTGATCCTTTGAGAAAGGCCGTAGGCTACAGCATCGACGTTGACTTTGGGATGCAAGACACTATCCACTTCAGCGAGATACTGAACGACTCCATGCCCGAAGCACTGCGGAATATTCTCAGCAACTCGGTGAATGACGGATCATGCGAACCGCTTGGGTCTTATGCTTTTGAAGGTACGTTTTTCCATGCCGTCAACGCTTCTTGTCATGTGTTTTCGTCTGGGTCGGAAGTTTGCGAAGCATCAGTATATTATGACGATAATCCAGATGAAGAGAAGTGGAGGCTGTTCTATTCGATGACAGTCGGAGGGAATGTGCATTTGGTAAATTCAAATCAGTTCATGCCTTTGCTTGTTGACCTCGCTATTGTGACAGTTTCAGGTGACTGGTTCAACGCTAAGAGAATGTTTGAGCAGGTTGCTGGTGCATATCCGAATGTCAATTTCACAGTGCCCTACGATTCAGTAATGTTCCACGATCATGCAGGAATTATTTATACTTGGACCAGAAAGTATGGTGCGGTTAAGTTTACTCCTGATGGACTGTATATAGCAACTGTTCTTGTTCCTACTTCTGTATCTGAAGAAGAGGGCGTAAGACCAGATATTACTTATGCAGGACTATTCGAAGATACGCATCTTTATTTATGTATTAGCAACAAGGTTAAGATTGGCGTTAGAGCTGTACATTATGGATCCCCATTCACTGGCTGGACCATCTTGCCTGAATGTTCTGAAGGAGTAGAACTTATCAATGTGCGTCCTTGTATAGTTACGCCTGAACGAATATTTCTGCTAGGTGTGGTCAAGCATACGATTGAGGAAATTATTGATGGAGTTCCGACAGAGGTGGAGAAATACGCTTTCGCCTCACTGAACTGGACTGCAGCAACTGACGAAGAAGATGCAAGCACAGAACCCTGGCGAGTAATGGGAGAACTGCCATTCCCGGTCGGAGATGCTGATAACTTTGCCATTGGGCTCTACGGTGATGACCCAAGGTGTAACGCCCTCGCCGCCTACCAGTGTCCGCCGATAGTCCCGCAGAGTCCTGTCGGCCCTTACGATAAATACGCAATAGGAATGCCATGACTATACTTTCAAAAGATTGGCGATACATAGTTGTCCCGGCTGGTACTGGCAGCACTCTATCCTCACAAGGATCGGTGTCAGTGGTTGAGTATCCGACTGGAGAATATGTGGGGGGTGCTTTGCCAGTCATTCAAACGTATCCTACTGAATCTACCACCACCCTTGCCATTGATATCAGGGTTGCGACTGCCTCAGAAGTTGCATTCTTGAAAGAGGCGTTGTTCGGCTGGGCAGAAGAACCAATGAAGACCACCCTGTTTACTCAGAAACTCTATCAGGACTGGGGGAAACCTCTTTATGTGTGGCCGGGGGATAATTACGTCGCTTCGTGGTACGGGGTAAGCGGCATTGGATTCTACGTTTTCGTCGGATATGACTCGACCAACTACCCGACTCAGGAGGTACTGATATGAGCCTGACATATACTGGTGATGGATCAGTAACCGACCTTGTTCTCGGTGGCGGGTATGGTGGCGGCGGGGCTGACTTCTCCAACCCTTGGATAATATCTTCAGACGGCACCCCTGTCTATATCCCTATTGGTGTAACCGGGACATCTCCAACTACCACAACAACTGTAACCGTTGTCACCACCACCCCCACTCAAGACCCAGTAGTCACGAATCCTATTATAGAAGCTCCAGTGATGGAGATTGCTAAACTGATGAGCAGTGCCTGGGATACTACAGCAAGGAGCATAAACCCTTTTCATTCATACTTGCGCTTCACAGTAGGCGATATCTCAGGGGCCTGTATGATGATCGGTCCAGCGGGAATGGACGGACAGTCAATATCTCAGTTCACACATGGCCTGGCGATAGATATTACAGGAGTGCATGTTTACGAGAACGGGGTATTCAAGGCCAGCCTGCAAAGTATACCGAGTTTTGATTCAGAGTTCAGGATCTACCGGCAGGTGGATAACTCGATTGTTTACGCAGTGATTACAGGAACTGAAACTGTAGTTTACCACAGTACAACGCCTACCCCAGTCCCCGAGTTCATCGACCTGTACGCCTATGGTCGGCTCTACTCCAGCGGCGACCAGATAACTGATGCATCATTCGAGGACGGAGAAGTTATCTCTACTGGCACTGCAACACTGGGCGGCACAGGGTTACTCCAAGCAGGGACTTGCAAGGCATTTCTTGAGGGAACCGGGTCGCTCACATACCAGCAGACAACGGCGATCTGCTCTGGCGCCGGCACACTGTACGCCAAGAGTTCATCGGATTATATCAGGGCAAATTTCCCGGCGTTCGGCTGTCAGATGTTTGAGACGGTCGATGGCTACGGGGCAATTGATGCGACCTTCCCGGCTCTCACCGCGTATCTTGAGGAGCTTGCTTTCGTCCCGGCGACACCTGAATTTATCTTCGCAATGTTACCAGCACTCGTTTGCTCGATGACTACGACAACAATCGGCAGAGGAGAAGTCAACGCCGACTTTCCATCACTCATCGGCAGGATGTTTGAGGAAGCGGAGTACGGTGAACTGAGTGTGATCTTCTCGTCAAGATGGGGCATGATGTTTGAAGGTCCGCCAGTTGGGACGAAATATCTACTAGAAGAAATTTATGTTCTAGATGCATCAAAGACAGTTGTTGAGCATATTATTTTTATAAATAATACTGGGACAATTGTAGATACTATTACTGCAACAAGAATAGCAATTGCTAATATTCTTGAGCAACTTACTGTTTCAGATTCGTATACTGTTGTTGGTACATTTACTGCAGTATTATCTGAAGATATAGTTGCAATCAATACTACTATTGCGGGGCAAGGAACAACCGCAATTCTTGATAAGACTGCTAGAGTTTGGGTTGTTAACATAGATACTGAAGCAACAAGTCAATATGATAATTATGGTTATAATTCTTTCTATACGTATGAAGGCAAAAATTATGGTGTTGCAATGGATGGTATTTATGAATTAACTGGAACTACTGATAATGGAGATTTAATAGATGCTTTAGTTGATTTTGGACGTTCTGATTTAGGATCATTTTATAAGAAGAGAGTTACTTCTGCTTATTTAGGCCTAAACTCAAGTGGAAAACTTTCATTAACTGTTGAGACTGATGGACAAACTCGTACATTTTTGATGAAAGATTCGAGTAGTGTTACTACAAGGCATCGTGTTAATATGGGAAGTATTCTTTCTGGATATTATTGGAATTTTATAATTACAAATAATGGTTATAATTTTGATCTTGAAAATATTATGTTTGAAATTATGCAATTAAATAGGAGACTTTAATGGCTACTACGGCAGAGATTGTAAATCAAATTATTGAAAATGCCATTGCTACTGCAAATAATTCAACTGAGTCTGCTCAAGATGCTGCGGAAGATCTTATTAGAAGTAACGCAGGATTTTATCTTACTCCACCCACAACTGCTACAGGGTTTACTGTTGAAGCAATCGAGCCAGAAATACCTACAGTAGATGATTCAAAATATAATTATGAAGCAGAACGTGATGCATTGATTGCCTTGTTATCTAATCAATTAGCAAACTTTTTTGCTACTTATTATCCCCTGGCAAGTGATGCTTTTGATGAAGCGACAAATTGGTTAGTAAATACAATTACTAATGGTGGAACAGGAATTCCGGCAGCACTTGAGGATCAAATAATTCAGCGTGAAAGAGATAGAATTATTAGAGATGGGCAGAGAGTTTCTAATGGAATAACTGCTGGATATGCTGCAAGAGGATTTTCACTTATCCAGGGACCAATGATTTATGATCTTAACCAAGCAGCATTTGAACAGGCAGGCAGGATCGGAATCGCGACAACGACTGTTGCTGTAAAACAAATTGAGATAGCCATCGAAACTATTAAGTTTGCCATTGGTAAAGCTATTGAATCTAGACTGGCAGCAATGCAGGCAGCAATAGATTATATTCGTGCGCTGGCAGTAGCTCCAGATTCAGCAGCAAGAATTGCAGCATTAAATACTGATATTAAAGCTAAGATGATGAGTGCTGCTGCAGATTGGTACAGAGCAAGGCAGAATAGGGATCAAATGATTTTGCAGTCAAAACTTGCTGAACTTGGTGCAGGGGTTGATGTTTATAAGCATAGAAGAGATAATGCTACTCAGAATAGTCAAGTTGATGTTCAGGCACTTGCTGCTGCAGCAGATGTTTTTGCTAAGACTGCACAAGCGGCATTGATGTCTTTGAACAGTATTGTATCTCAATCTGTTAGTGCGTTTGAATAATAAAATTAATCTGCGAGGCTAAAATGGCTTTGAATCAAATTGAAGAAGAAAAAAAGAAAAGATTACGTCTGCCTCCTACTATGGATGAATCATTTACGGATAAAAATTTTAATGTTCCTAAGCCTTTAAAAAAGATACAAGCCCCAATTATTCCAGGAGACCCAAATAATGAAGCATTTTATGGTGGAAGTAATCCACAAAATATTCAAAAGCCAATAATTCAAGCAACTTCTTTAAGTGAACCAAAAACACCTTCATTATATCAACCTCCAGTAAGTTCAAATTTACCTAAACTTAAGGAAATTCCTAATGCTCAGAGAGATGCAGACTTAGGTAAAATGACTGTAGCAACTGATGGAGATACAACTACTTATGATATTGGTGGAAATACTCTTTCGTATAAAGAAGATAAAGGAGATAAAGGTAATATTAACTTAAGAAGTATAAATCAGTCAGGTAGGCAGCAACCAACTTGGGATGATTATTTTGCTCAGCAAGCAGTAAGAAGAGATACACCTCGTGGTAGATTCTTCGGAGTAAATCCATTAAATACAGAGCAGCCTGTAGATGATAGTATTGGTGGAATGTTTGTAAGAGGTCTGCAAAGTAGGCAGGCTCGAGCTGATGCACAAATAATGAATGCTGAAGCAGATCGAGATATGAATCGTGCAAATTTTCTTTCTACTTTAGATCGTAACCAGATTGCAAAGGATCAACTTTCTCTTGATGCAGAGAAGAATAGGATTGATGCACAAGGTGTTATTGCAGAAAATAAGTTACGTGATATTCAAGGTCAGGTATTACAGAATCCTTCAGTTAAGGAAGCTAAATTAAAACCTATGCTAATTGAGGAATCCGATCCTATTGATCCTACTGGAAATACTAAGAGACAAAGACTTCTAATGCCAAATGCTGACGAGACTGGCTATGTTGATGGAACACCAGAACAACTTGGCCAACCAATGGAACTTCCAAAAAATCATCCTGCTCTTGATTACTTACGAAAGAATCCTCAAACAGCAGCTAAGTTTAAAGCAAGATATAAATATTTACCATCTTGGGCAGAAGGTAAATAATTTATATTATTAATATAGTTATAAGGAACACTAAATATGGATATAAATCCTTACGATCAGTTTGATGATTCAGAAGATCCTTATGCTCAGTTTGATTCTTTTGATACGCCTGTTCCTGAACGTACTTTAGGCTCTACATTAAAAGATACTGGTATATCTCTTGCTAAAGGTGTTATTGGTGCAGGTCAAGGAATTGTAGGGCTTGCCGATATTCCAACTGGTGGTAGAGTTGGTCGTGGCCTTGAGCATATTGGTATAAAGCCAGAAGAATGGCAGGCAGATCTTTCTGAAGAATATTCTCTTGCACAACAAGAAGCAAATAAAAAGGTTGATGCTGCAAAAGGCTTTGTTGATACAGCACAAGCAATGCTGGAAAATCCAAGCACTATTGCTCATGGTATTGTTGAGACATTGCCATCTGTTGCTACTGGTGGTGTATTAGGTCGTGGTGCGATGGCGCTTAGTAGCAGATTAGTACCGAAGGCTGTAACTACTTTGGGTAAAACTGGATCTGCTATTGGTGCTGGTGCTGTGGGTGAAGGTGCAATATCTGCTGGACAAACTGCAGAGCAAATAAGAAATGCCACACCTGATGATCTTTTGACTGCTGAACAATCGGCACTTGCAGTAGTATCAGGATTGGGTACCACAGCTTTTGGCATAGTCGGTGGATCACTAGCCAAGAAACTTGGTTTTGCTGATATAGATACGATGGTAATTTCTGGGTTAAATCCTGCTAAGAAAGAAGGATTTAAAGGTGTTGTGAAATCTATTATTGGGGGTGGTATAACTGAAGGTGTCTTTGAGGAATTACCACAAACTGTTCAAGAAACAATATTTACTAATGCAGCTCTTGATAAGCCTTTGCTGGAAGGAGTTCCTGAGGGAGCTGCACAAGCTATTATTCTTGGTGGAGTAATGGGTGCTGGAGCAAACTTACTTCCAGGAGTAGATAAGCCAGCTGAAAAGACTGAACAAGAGTTAGAGCTTGACAGGCGAGCAGCAAATATTCTCAATCTGAAAGAAGACGAACTTGGACAAATCATTCAAAAGTTAACCACTGACATTAATTCAAACCAAGAACTCATTAAGGATCTTGATAAACTTGAAGCAAAAGCAAGAAAAGAAAATGTTGCTCCGGCTGAAGTGATTAGAAAGATTGTTGAGGATAATAAAAATAATCAGAGTCTTCTGGATCGGATTAATTCTGGAAGACAGAAGAAAGAAGAACTGGTTAAGAAAGAATATGAAGCACTTTCTCCTGAAGAGAAGCAAGCAAAAGAGATTGAAAATAAGTTAGCTGAGAAGAGAATTGCTGATGCTCAGAAAATCAACGAAGATCTTGATACAATTAATAAGAGAGAAGAGATAGCTCTTAAACAATATAAAGATGAAACTGATCCTACAAAGAAGGCATCAATTGCTGACAGGATTTTTAATCTGAAGAAGGAGAAAAATACTCTTCTTGACAGGCAGCTTCAGCAAAAAACTAATCAGACTTCTGAATTCAGTGATCCGAAGAAAGCTGATGAGATTCGCCAGGAAAAGGAAAACTTCTACAATAGCCTTTGGCTCGGTGGAGTTAATAAAGACGCAAATGAATCAGCACAAGTCTTTGGTGAAAAATCTACTGAGCAGCAAGACATCCTGGATAGGCTTTCAACTCAGATTGCAAACACTCAGAGTCAGCAAAAGAAACAAGAGTTGCAGAAAGTTTATGATGGCTTGTTTCAGACTTTTGAAAGAGATGCAAGTGAATCTGCAGAAACTATTGCTAATGCAGACACTAGTCAGTTTGATCAAATTGTAAGAGCTAAAGATCAGGAACGCTTGAACAGTGTTCTTGAGGAAATAGTTATTGAGCCTGATCCTCAAGCTAGGCAAACACTGTATGAAAAGATGTTCATGCAGCCTGGAGTTAAAGACGCTGCTGCTTCTGCAGAAGTCTTTGCTGCTCAAGGTGAAGATGCTATTGCTAACCAACGAAAGCAAGAACTTCAAAAGGTAATGTCTTCGATTACTCAAGAGAGTGATCCAGCAGTCAGGCAGAAACTTTATAATCAAATGTTTCTTCAGCCTGGTGTTAAGAATGCTCAGGAATCTGCTGAAGTATTTTTAACACAGAAATTTACTGAAAGAGAAAAATCTATTCTAGAGGGTTATTGGCAAGAGGTTAAAAAAGAACTTAATCTTCGCAATGAAAAAATGACTCCTGGAACGGAAGCATTTATGAGGAAGAAGTTCTTTGAGACTCAACTTACTGAAATTGAAAAAGATGTTCAGCAGGATGCTAAGATACAAAGTGAAGCAAAACAAAATGTTGTTCCGTCTTTAGCTGAACAAAATAAACGTCAGGTAAGGTTTCGTCAAATTGCTGAAAGTCTTGGTGATGTTCCATCAGTAAATAGACAGGCAGTTCAAACTGAGGTTCCTAGAAACTTGCCCGGAGGTTTGCAGAGTGGGTTCACTAATGAACAACAAGTAGCAGGTGCTCCACAGTTTCAAGCAACTGAAAATCAAGAAGCATTAGGTAAAGTAAATCTTGAAGACATTAAAAAGACTTTTCCAAATCAAACAGTCACTCAACATGAAAATGGTTCAGTATCTGTACAGTTCAAAAATGGCCAAGGCTTAACAATTAATAGCATTCAAGGTGCTGGTCAAGGCCTTGTTAAGTTAGCAATTGAAACGGGCCAGATGTCAAAGACAGGCAAGATCCTTGGCATCACAGTAGAGAATGAAATTCTTCTTGATGAAAACTTTGCAGACAATAAGACTCTTTGGCATGAAAACAAGCATGTTCTTGACAACTTGGGTTTGATTACAGAAGCAGATGACAGCGCGTTGAATAAGGAGTTTAATAAACTGAGAAAGGCAGGCAAGCTTGATTTTGCTCTTAGTACTCATAAAGACCCTAAGCAACGAATGGTTGAGAATCGTGCGAACATGTTTGCTCAAATCATGGTCAACAGAGCTGAATACAGAAACACTGCGTTTGGTAAAGTGATTCAGCGAGTAATAGACTTCTTTCAGCAATTGTTCAGCTTTGGTAAGCAAACAGTCTCAGGGTTGGCTCGTGAAGTAGAAAGTGGAAAGATTTATGAGCGTCAAGCTGAGGCACTTCGTGAAGGTATGCCAATGTTCGAGGTTCGTGAAGCCCCAGTTCAGAAGATTAGCGATGATGTTTATCACCAAATGTACAGCGAACGAAATAGTTTGGTTCGTACAATCGGACAGACGCTTCGTATGCGCGGACATGAAATTAAGCAACTCATTGACAAGGGATTGGGGTCTATATCAACCAGGTTAAAAAATGTAGATCCGATGCTTCGTGCAGAGATTAGAAACCTCGATTTTCGGACGGCACAAAAGATTGTAACTGCCTTAAGAATTGCTCACCCATTGCTGGAAAAGACTAAGCAAATGAGTCCGCAAGACAAATTTGTTTGGGATGCAGCTAGGAGAAACTCAGACGAAGGGAAGATAAAAGAGATTGCAGCAAAATATAACATGACTGCTGATCAAGAAAAGTTACGAACAGTCTTGGATCAGATTAGGCAGGATGCAATTGATGTTGGTTATGATGTAGGTTTTATTGAAGAATACTGGCCTCGCATAATTAAGGATCAAGAAGGCTTCTTACAGGCAACTAAAGGAATTTCTCAACGACCAGTTATTACTGATGCAATCAAAGTTTATGCAGACAAACTGGGTATGACAGTTGAAAAGTTTGAAATTGAGTATCCTGAACAGGCAGCAGATATTGCGAGCAACACAATACTTGGCAGGAACCTAGGTATTGGTGGCCCAGGCAATATTCAAGCCAGGCAATATGAAACTGTTCCACCAGAATTGAATAAGTTCTACATGGATAGTGATGCAGCATTGATGCAATACATCTATAGTATGACTAAGAAAATAGAAGCAAGACGTTTCTTTGGTAAGGTTCCAGAAAGAATAGCAACCCTAAAGGCTGAGAAGAAACGAAAGCAGGTAATGCTCACAGATTATGAAAAAGCTAATAATGCTGCACGCATAGAAGATGTTTCTGGCGACCTAATTAGGATTGAGCAAGAATTGGATAAGTACAAACTGCAAAGAGATTACACTGAGAATATTGGAACATATATTAATGACCTACGAATGTCTGGTCGAATCCAAGCAGATGATGAAAAAGTAGTTAGAGATATTCTTGATGCTAGGTTCCACGAACATGGAGCTACAGGAATAGTTAATGCCTATAAAAATATGTCATACATCGACGTGATGGGATCGCCAATATCAGCGCTGACTCAGATTGGAGATCTTGCTTGGGCGATGTATGTAGGCAAGGTATGGACACCACGTGGCCTGGCTGATACAATTAAGAATGTTGGTAAAGCCATAACTAAGAAGTCTGAAATAACTAAGGAAGATCTCGGGATTGAAAGGATTGCTCAGGAGTTTGCAGACGGAACTACGTTGGGGAATGCAGTAAGTTGGGTATTCAAAAAAGTTGGGCTTGAAAGAATTGACTCTATCGGCAAGGAAACATTGATTAACAATGCGTTTAGCACCTACAAAGCTATGGCCAGCACAGAAGCGGGAAGAACAGAACTGTTAAAGCAAATCAAGCCTATTTTTGGAACACAGTCGGAAAGTGTAATAAATGATTTGCTTGCAAATAATCCAACAGACAATGTAAAGATGTTACTTTATCATCGGTTGTTGGATTTTCAACCTGTAGCGCTTTCTGAAATGTCAGAGCAATATCTCAAGAGTGGAAATGGTCGAGTGTTTTATATGCTCAAGACATATACACTAAAGCAGTTTGATGTTTTCAGAAATGAAGCCTGGCACAAAATTAAGACTGGCGAACGGGATCAGGTTATTGAAGGAATTGGTAACATGATAAAGCTGGTAAGTTTGCTTACACTTGCTAATGCAGGCGCGGATGAACTTAAAGACTGGATGTTGGGTAAAGAAACTAAGTTTGAAGATCACGTGATTGAAAACTTCTTAACCATGGGCGGAGCATCAAAGTATGTAAGGATGCAAACTACTAGGGAAGGTTTAGGATCTGGATTAATCGGACAGATCTTGCCTCCCTTCAGGTTTGTAAACTCCATCAGTAAGGATCTTAACCAATTGTATGGATCTTACATTACGGGAGATACAATTGATTTTGATCATGCCAGAATTGTTGAATCAATCCCAATTGGTGGTAAGCTCTATTATTGGCACTACGGTCGTGGAGAAGACTATAAGAAGAGTAGCAATGAACAAGAGTTTGGTAAGGTCAGCAAGGAAGTAGACATCTTCAAGAAGCAGCTTGAAAACTCGGAAGACAAGCGAACTTTCTTGAATTCAAACCTGGATGGATTCAAGCAAATGAAATTGCATGAAAATTTTCAATCTGCCCTCAATCGGAACCAGGCAGTAATTAATAAGTTGAAAAAGATTGATCAGACAACAAATGTTCGGGAAAGGCTTGGACAGTTGCAACAGCAACGGGAGATGATATTGAAAAGATATTTTGAGGTTACAGGTACGGTGCAATAAAAAGATTGCCAGAACTTACAAGTTATCGTAGGTTCTGGCTTTTGTTTTATAAGAACTCTTCCCAAGGCATCATATTCATTACTCGTTGCATATCGGGATGAGCTGACTTAGCTGTTCGCAGTTTTCTGATATGCGACCATTCTGCTGCATCTGCCGTAACTACTATCTCGGTCTTCAGGGCATTGGGCAGGACGGCTCGGGCTTGTTGGGGCTTGAGTCCGTCGTGAATCATTGTATTATAATGGAATTGTGTCTGTTCACAGGACTCTTTAAAGTTATTTTTGTTAGGGATGCTCCAGCTCTCATAACCATCCGGTTCAATAAACTCCATATCCTTGCCAGCATAATTCACATACCTGGTTGATTCCTGTGCAAAGCTGCATGGTCTGTGACGTACCAACTCATGACTGACCCCGCGATCACAGATGAATTTTGCTGCGTAGCGGTGGAGTTCTTTGGGAATTTTGTCATGAAGGCAGATGGTCCAATCATCTGGATACTCTCTCATTGCCTCTTTTCCAAAACCAAATAAGTCTCCATAGACTTTCGTGAAAGGTTTAAATACACTATCATAGTAAGACCAAGTTTGTTCCCAAGCAGTGAGATTTCCACCTACAAATAAATTGCCATTAACTTCTTTGGAGTTAAGATACTTACCAATAACCTTTTTTATGTCTAAATGAAGTCTTGCAAATGTTGTTCGCACCACAAAATTCGAGTGCTCAACCATAGCCAGATGACCAGCCTTGATCAACTTCCGAACGAATCCTTCTGCACTATCTTCAGTTATCTTGTCTTCTGACTTATAGCATGTTCTGCCTGCCATCTCGATGAACTTAAGAGCGGCATTGTATTCAGTTGGGACTGCCCCATAAAATTGAATGCTTGGTTTGATTATTTTCATATTCTCATTCTCCATCCTCATGAGCTAATGCTGCTATCAAATCATTATGCAAATCTTCTCTGGGATCAATTTCTTCTTTCAGTACATCTTCAGGCGGATCAACTAAAGGCATGCCAATCTCCACACCCCATCGACGAGCAAGTAAAGATGCTTTTGCTATTTCTAAAGCACCTACAGCAAAAGTGTTGGCTTCTACATGATTAAAAGCATCCATTCCATCAACCGTTGCAGAACAGTTTAAGCCTTTATCATTTGATTCAATCGTTATAATTAATCTCATTATTACAAGCCTCCACTATTTTAATACAATCTTTAATTGCCTGTATGGTTGCTGCTGCTGTAACTCCATTAGGAATTATTACATTGGCTGCATCTCTAACTGGTTCTGCTTCCCGAGAAAGTAAATAAGTTTGGAGTTTTTGCAACACTTTAGATTTGAACGTCATTGGCATTGTTACACCCTCCAGGTGTAGTTAATCACTTCAGGTTTTGCATGGAACTTCTGGTTCAACAGAATTGCCAGTTTTAATCACAGTTTGTTTTGCCCGCACAGGAAAACTTTTGACAATTTTCTTCTCCGTTGTAAGTCCAAGAGTTGCATTTAATCTCTTAGCCATGCCAGCCAGCCAATCTCCATGAGATTTGAACTGTAATAATTCGCATTCATCTAAAGCATTTTGTAGATCTAGTTCAGTTAGTTTCTTCATAAATTTATTCACTTAGACTCTGTTACTAATTGCCAGGATCGAACAGTTGCTTTAGCTCCGCGTCTGGTTTTAAGTTTTAATTTATCACATCTTCCAGTATGAAAAGCAACTAACTCTGCTGCTCGTTTTTCAGTATCACAAGTAGATGCAACATAATGCATACCTTTTCCCCACTGAATAGTGATTATGAATTTTTGGATTTCCATAAATATCCTTATTCATGCATGATTATTTTATCAATCTCTTGGGTTTCTTCAGCTAGCTTTGTATAAAGCATCCCTGCATAATGTGCAATCTTTAGTAGGTCAAGCCTCTGTTGGCCTTCCCGAGAGTTCTTTCCATAACGATTTAGGTACTTTTTCATCTGGGTGATAAAGTCAGATTCGCTAAACTCTGAGCATTGATCGTGGCCTTTATCACCATATTGTGGCACTGTGTAGATTTCAATATGATTGAATACTCTAGTAGCAAAGCTTTGCCATTCAGCTGCACGTAATGAAGGCCCAGAATCATAATCTTCTTCTGATGGGCAAGGATCAATTTGCATAGTTAAACTCCATTATTATGTTTTTCTCTTTTTGCTATAAGGTCTTTCAAGCCTTTTTCAATCTTATAAAGTCTTTCAAGTTCAGTAGCAGCTTGCAATCTTGCTGTACGTAATTCAAGTTCATCAATACCATAAGGGTTTCTAAGGTAAGATAACATTACCATCTTATTCATGCAAACGTTTTTTTCCTTAGTTTTGATAATTTTATTATTCTTAGTACAATCAGGACAGGGTTCATAAATCCATTCACTAAATGGAGAAGTACCTGCACCAAAATGATCACCTGCATCATAATAATATTTTATTTCCCCAGTATCATTGCAATTATTACATTTCATATTAACCCTCTAGGTTCGGTATAACGATTCCTCTATTCACCAACTCAAAAAAGCATCTCTTAGTTGCGCTGATATCTGCATATGCGTCATGAGCGCCATCGAAACATTCACCAAATAAGTGCTCATGCAACTCGGTTAGCTTTGGCCATTTTGGTTTGCCAGCCTTGTTCTTTAGACCACACATATTGACGACTGCTTTATCTTTCATAGTGCAATAACTAGGAGTATCAAGATAGAATGCAGATCTTGCAAAATCTGATAAAGTATCTAAGTTGCGTTCCATCATCTGGTAAACGTAATTCCAATCAAAATCTTTATTATGACATACTATAAGATCAGCCTGTCGAAGCATTAGTCCAAACTGCTCAGCAATTATAAACTCAGGAATTCCATCAGCATCTGCTTGCTCTGTTGAAATACCATGAACCTCTTGAGCATAATAATTCATTTTTCTTCCATCGGATTGGATAATCACACTCATTTGAAGAAGATCTTTTTGACCATAAGTTAGTATTGCACCGATCTGTACTGTCCAGGCCTGCTCGGGATCGTTGGCAGAAAGAGCTTTTTTGATAAAATCTGAAGTTTCTGTGTCAAAGAATAGTACTTTTGTAGCTGGTGTCATTTAGTTCTTCTCCATTTGATTTTTAATAACATTTCTATCCATCAACCTAAATATTGTTCTGTCAAGATATGTTGGGTCTCGAAGCTTTTGTTTCTTACGAATTGTGGTATACATACAAGTTGTAGCAGAATTCTCTGCTTTGAGTATTCCAGATTGCTCAGCCATTTCAACATAGCCACGTAGCTGAGGGATGTTGTCTACATCCAGGTGGAAGTTCCTAACCAGTTCTGTCCATTCAAAAGATTCGTGACTATCAATGAATGAAAGTATCTTGGCATAGATGTTAGCTTGACTGGATAAACCAAGTCCATAAAAAGCGTTTGGCATTTCAAGTTCTGTTGCTTGCATTATTGCCAAGGCTTGCTCGAAATGTTCAGCCGTAATGATCATGTCATCAGACTCGGCAGCACAAACCAACATACAGACCTTATTCAAATGAAGTGGCCGCCTATGATTATAGCCTAAGAATCGCTCGCTTGGCACTCCAGACTCGTCATAGTCTTGTTCATACCAACGCACATAAGTTTTGAGAAAATCCTTACTTAGGGTGAACTGCCCGGATAGGTTGGCAATTTCCTGAAGGTCGTTTTCTAAATTCTTTTGTGTATCTTCCTCCTCTTCAGTCAAGAACTGTAAGGCTCTTCTTTGCTTGGGGCCTTGACCAACTACGAAAATGATTCGAGAGATCAGGCCACCACCAACTGCGTCTTGACTTAGCTTAGATTGCAAAAGACTAGGAGTGATGCAACCAAAGAGCGTTAGCCAGCAATTAGATATGTCTTCAGTCTTTCTTGCTAGGGTTTTATACTTCCAAGTATCTGCACAATCGAATAGGTCAGTCAGGGAGGCTAATAACATTTGATCTCTGTCGTTCAGAAAGACTTGAAATTCTTCTGACCAGATTGATACGCTCTTATGTTTGCGAGTTAATCCAGCATGGTCGACATAAGTATCTTCGCTGTCCATGAGTTCTCTATACAACGCCTGGGTAGAGCCTAACGAATCTGCACCGATATTAACGTCTAGTTTCTGTACAAAGCTCTTTGCAATTTTCATGGCTGTGCCTTTCCGTCCTCCAGGTGGACCGACAAGAGATACGAATAAGTTTGGATAAACATAACCACGAAGTGCTCCCCAGTTACAATAGCACTTTCTTCGTAAGGCAGAAGCTATTGCAGTTAGTCCGCTCCAAAGATGGTAAAGTTCTGGTGGCTCTGTTCGCTGTGTGTACTTCATGTAGTGTGATAACCAATTATCTAATTGCCTCGACATGAAAAGGTTCCTTGAATAGCAACATACGATTGTTGAATGGGCTTTCCCATTTTATTATCTCTTAATATTTAAATTAAAGATTTTTTATTTTTGCTGCCTTTCTATCCTCAAGCATACTCAATGTATATTGTCTCGCTTCTTCTGAAGGGTGTGAAATTATATACCAAATATTTTCATCTTTTGCCCAATGATCTACAAAAACTATATTGTTTTCTTTCATACGTTCAGCATCAAAACATCTAGCCATGTGGACAATTAAAATTCCATATAAATTAGTTTCTTTATCTGAATTAATGTTTTTATTTTCCATAATTAAACTCCTTATTTATTTGAATTTAAGACTTGTATAATAAGATTTTCTATTGTTTGTTGCATGTTTAATTTTAGTTTATTTAGTTTATTATTTAGTTGTTTTTCTTTACGCAGATTAACTTTTATATCAAATAATATTATTCTTCCTTCTGGAAAAGTTCTTAACTCTTTTTCAGTTAATGATAATCCATAGTCCTCAATAGTTTTTGGATTATTTAATCGGTTCCATTTATCTTGATAAGAAGTATTCATATTAGAATCCTATCTTTTCAATAGCTTTATCACATTCTTCCTGAGTGAACTTACTAATTTCAGCCGTATTACCAGCCCATTGAGTGCCAATCTTAGCATCCAAGCCAATGGTAAAGCTCTTTCCTTTGTAAGTAAACGTATGTGTTAGATGATCTTTAATGATAAGAAGAATCTGAGGCAGATTTGGAATCTGGCTTTTGTGAAACCTAAATACAAACGAGTCATGAACAGTTGTCATGCAGCGAATGTCAAATCCATCTTTGCCAAGCCTGGGATCATTTACTACTTTATTCATTCCACGATTTAACAACTCAGCTACTGTTGATTGAGGTTTGTAGCTATAAGCATTTCTGAATAGTGCTGCATTCATTTCACCCAAGAATCTGCGAGGTCGGCCAAACAAGTTGTATAGAACTCGATTCTTCTGTACTTCTTCTTCGATTGATCTGTGCCAGCGTTTGAGGCCAGGAAATCGGTCAGAATAATTATCAAGTAAGCGTTTACAATCTGATTGACTTTTAAAAATTTCTTCCTTAGCAAGATTGTCTGAGAAAGTCTGCGCACCCATGCTGTAATTGCTTGCATGAACTACCTTCTTTCCCATATATCTCATGGTTGATTTCTGATCTGCTTTCTTAGTTTTAGCCTCATGAATAACGTCTTCAATCGGAATTCCAAAAATCTTGCTAGCATTAAAACTATGCACATCTATTCCCGATTCAAATGACTGGATCATGTTAGCATCTTGAGTTAGGTAGGCAACTACATGAGCTTCAGCCTTTGCAAGATCACATTCACACATAATCCAATCTTCATCAGCAATAAGATAATACTTAAACATATAAGGCTGGTTTTGCAGATTTGTTCCTGAACCTTGATAAGTTTTTTCAGTAGAAATACGTCCTGAAACTGTGCCAGTTATTTTATGATTACATCTAAGTTTATCATCTTCATCTACAGTAACATTAAAATAAGTAGATAAAAGTTTTTGATATCCT